ATTATAAAAGAATCAATAGATCAAGACGAAACAGGTTACTTACATGAGGTATTGGAATTAATTGATGAATACCTTTTAGAAGATAATAAAGACGAACTTTAATTGTTACATTTAATAATAACCATATTACTTGGGATTACCACAATCTTTTTTGGAACTACATTGTTCTACTCATTAAGACGTATAAATAATTACGAACAAATAATTTTAAATATAAGCAGTACCATAGACTTAATAAAACATCAACTTAAAATAATAGACGATAAAGGAAGCTTTGAAGCTGACGATGAAGTAGGTTTTTTCTTTCAAGAGATAAAACACATTAGTCATAAATTAGAACAAATATTTGAAACAGAGGTTGATGATGGCAATCAAGAAAAAGAGAAAAAAGAAAAGTAAGATTTATTTCGGTACACCTGTACATAATGCAATTATAGAATATAATCACTCAGACGATTATAAATTTAGACACAGAATATACACCGAGGAAATTCATCCAGCTTTCTTAAAGTTAGCTGAGAATATAATCAATACATTTAAGTTTAGTTACTTTGATTATCCCTTTAGAGATTTACAAGAAGAGGTTGTATCTAATCTCGTGATCAATATACATAAATTTGACGAAACAAAAGGTTCAAAAGCCTTTAGTTATTTTAGTGTTGTAGCTAAAAATTACTTAATACTAAACAACAATGCTAATTATAAAAAGAAAAAAATACACGACAACATAGATCGTCTATACGATATGGGTGTTGATGATGATGAGATATACAAATCTCCATCCTATGATGTGTTTGACAAGACAATAAATTACTTTGATAGTAATTTAAATAAATTATTCCCAAAAGAAGCGGATAGAAAGGTAGCAGAATCAATTATTTATCTGTGTAAAAACAAAGATGCTATTGATAACTTCAATAAAAAAGCTTTATATATAATGATTAGGGAAATGACAGATGTAAAAACTTCTAAAATTACCCAAGTATCCAATGTATTTCGTAAGATATATCCTAAGATTCAACAACAAGTACTATCAAAGGGACATATAGAAGATTTAATACAGCAAACTGGATCGCTATAACTTTTTTTCCATTCTATATTTATTAGTAGAATGTTATGGAAAAAGACTTTAAAATATTTGGTGATAAGAATTTCTCTGATCTCTCTAAAGAGATATATGATAATTCTGTATTAAAGAAAACTCAGATTGAGCTTTTAGTACAAGAGGTACATGGTTATATACAAGGTATTGAAGATATAGCTATTGTCGGTCCTATACTGAAAGAACTTCTCGATGTGGGTGTTAAGAATGACGACAACCTTTTAAAATTAGCTACTGTAATTCAACGGATAATGAACAAACAAGCAGATGCTGTTGATGATGCATCCTTGTTAAGTGATGCTGAAAAAGAAGAACTGATGAATTCATTAGAAGACGCAGCAGCATCATTACAAAATAAATCAGATGAATTAGATCAAGGTGTTAGTAAGTTAAGAACGAAGGTTGAGAGTTAATGTCATTACGTAGAAACTTTAAGAATAAATTCAATCAAACAAAAGATTCGGTATTATTACCTGAATTGGAGTTTCACTTAGGTCATGTTGAGAAAGTATTTACTGAAGAAAGTGATATAAGTTTTTTAATAGGTAATGAGGGTTTACCTAAAGTTGGTGATGTAAGTCAGGTTATTAGTATAACACCTAGTAAATCTTTACTTCCAACTAGAAAAAGAAAACTATACGCTCAACCATTATTACGTGGTATCAATGATTCTATAACTCGTGGTGATGCAGTAATGTATGTTAACGTAGAGGGTATTTTATTTTATCTAGGTCCTTTAAATACCACTAATAGTGTTAACTATACACCTGATCACACCAGTAATAGAACGAATACAAAGTACGATGATGAAAATGGATACAGTACATTATATCCTAAAAGATACATTAACAAATTAAGTAAACCATTTGCATTAGACCCGACACCATACGTACCGATACATGAGTCTAAATTTACCGATTTAACATTTGAGGGAAGACATGGAAATTCAATTAGAATTGGATCAAAAGCTGTTAGTCCATTAATAACCATTTCAAACAACAGATTTAGATCGTATGAATCAACTAGTGATGGTTCTAATATTTCAATGTTTTCTAATGGTTCATTAAGACAACATTTTTTATCTGAAGAGGGGGAACGATATAATCCAAGTTTATTTTTATTATCAAGTGATGATAGGATACAAAAAGAATTAGAAGAAATAAAAGAAGGTCAATACTCAGGATATTTATTAAATTTTGGTAACGATAGTGAAGAAGAAGTAAATGAAGATGTATTTGATTACGAATATTCTAATGATCAAATGATAATGTTTTCAAACAGAATTACTTTTAATGCACAAAATAATGATTTAACATTTTCAGCATTTCGTAATATAAACTTCGGTGCTGGTAGAAATTTAACTATTACAAATAAAGGATTCTCAGTTATTGAATCTAAGAATATTTATATAGGTAAGGCATCCAAAAACAGAGAACAACCTTTGGTGTTGGGTGAAGAATTAAGAAAATTATTATTAGATATGATGAATTTATTTAAAAACGCAAATGCACTGGTACAAGGAGTACCATTACCTCTCGTTGATAGCGGTGGTGCACCATTATTAGGAACGAGTATTGTACGAAACATAACCACAATAATACAAGAGTTAGAAAAACCTTATGAACCAGGTGAAGTATCATCTGATAGAACAAATGGTGGAGGTCCTAACTTTTTTAGTAATCACCATTTCATAGAACCAAACAGAACGTAGGAGTAAAATATGAAGTTATCTTTATTTAAGAAGTTAATAAGAGATGTAATAAGAGAAGAATTAGATTATAAATTTAGCCGACTTGAAGAAAAGTTAAATGAAGTAGTAGTTAGTAATAACATTAATTATATAAAAGAAGATAAGAGTGTCAGGACACAAGATAGAACCTACAGAAATCTAATGGAAGAAGAATCGATTCAACCAAATACCAACAGAATATCCAATAACAACGTTTCTGTTCCCAAGACAAACAACAAAGTATTGGATTCTCTATTAGCTGAGACAGCACAAGGTGATGAGTGGAAAAGTATAAATAAGGAAGCATCAACTAAATCGGTTCAAGATAATGTTCAACAATTACCTGATCATTTAGCAAATGCATTCACTAAGGATTATTCCCAAGTAATGAAAAAAGCAGATGAAAAATCAAGGGGTGGAATAAAAAATGGGGCTTGAAAGTAACATAAAAGATGCATTTTTAACTAATTTATCATATACGGATAATCAAGGTAAAGAGGTACGTCCAGCTGAAAATGATCCTAAGATAGATCAGTTAGCAAAAGATATATCAAATGCTATAAAAAAATTCATTACAGCACAAACATTTACAATAGAGGATGCTGAGTGTACTATTAACATACCACCAGTAGTCAGTACCGTGGTTGGTGTGGGTGGTTTATTTCCAGGACCTGTTAGTGGTACTGCTACTAGTCCACCAATAATTGCAAATGCTGTAATTAAATCTGCTGCATTGGGTACACCATCAAACGCATCTCCGTTAGCAGCTGTTAAATCTCAACAATCAAAAGTACAATTATTAGAACAAAACGTAGTGGACGGATAAGATGCCAATATTAGACAGAAGAAAAAATCAATTTGTTGAAGATCAAGACACGCGAGTAAGTGTTGGAATTGATTTTCCTTTTGCTCGAGTACCTGATCAAGATGGTTATTTTAAAACCACTAAAACAACAGTTGAATCAATAAAAAGTAATATAAGATTATTACTATTAACTCAAAGGACTGAAAGATTATTTCAACCCTTTTTAGGAGTAAATTTAAGAAGATTTTTATTTGAACAAATAACAGAAGATACTAATGTTCAGATTGAAAACGATATAGTGGATACATTTGAAACTTGGCTACCATTTGTTGAATTACAAGATATACAAATTAACGCAGATAGTATTAATGCAGATCAAAACAAAATTAAAATTAATATAGTATTTAGTATAAGGAAAGCACCTGGTTCATTAGAATCTGTTGGTGTTGTATTGGAGTAAAATAATGGCTTATTCGGACAAACAAAAATTTATACCATCTAACATTAACTACACTAGTAAGGATTTTTCTAGTATTAAAGCAGACCTAATAGAGTATACAAAATCTTATTTTCCTGATACCTATAAAGACTTCAATGAAACATCACCTGGTATGATGTTGATAGAATTAGCTAGTTATGTTGGTGATGTATTAAGTTATTACATTGATTATCAATATAAAGAAAACGTATTAGCAACCGCTACTGAAAGAAGAAACGTGGTTAGACTAGCAGAGTTTTTAGGATATAAGGTAAACTCCTCAACACCAGCTTTAGTTAAATTAAAAGTAACTCATGATGTAGGAGTTCAAGGTGACAACAATGATCCTGATTTAAGTAACTTACCATTGATTGACAGAGGATTAAAAGTTCAATCAAATGTAAATTCAGATTTAATTTTTGAAACACTAGGTGAGATTGATTTTACTTTGTCAGGTTCATCCGATACACCAGCAATAGGAGCTCCAACTAGTTTTGATGCTAATGGATTAGCTAGTGGTTATACATTAACTAGATTTGTAAAAGCTGTAGCTGGTGAAACAAAAACAAAAACATTTAA